TTTTTTTTTTTTTTTTTCCTTTTTTTTTTTTTTTTTTTTTTTTTTTTACCCAACCAATTGCACCTAACAAGATGCAACCAACTAGAAAGAAACTAACTAATACTTGCTATACTCAAAACCACGATCCTGAACACTCATATTATGCAAAAAAGTGTACTCAGGATCCGCATTAACGCCATCAGTAAAATCCAGCAATCTTTGACGATCAAACGCTAACAACATATACTTAGATGAATCAACTTCAGCAAGACCCATCTTGTATAAGCGTTCACTAACAAATTTCGAACTTTTCAAACGAGAGATCAAGGCTTCTTGTTCATAACCAACTGTACCAAAAACATCAGCTTTAAGCAGAGCGTCAATGGAGCCGACAACCAATCGCCAAGCAACATCATTGACACCCATAGTATCCAAGGCCAAGCCTATCCACTTACAAAGACAGTCATAAGCATCCTTCATACCTTGTGCGTTCCAACGCATCTTGTAAATAACATCAGACGTATTACGATGCGGACGCAAAACACGACGAGAAACACCATCTCTCAACACCAAAAACTCACGAAAGTACCGTTGCAAAAAAACAATACGTTGTTTTTCCGGAGTAACAATAAAACCGTACTTATTCACCTGAATCAACAAGGATCGAGCTTGACGAAAAGCTGACTCCTTGACATTCATAGTGAAATGAGATTTTATAAACGCTCGAAAATGCTCAGGCGTCATTAGAACAAGACTATCTGACATAGAACCGATAATGTCGTCGCCCTGTATAACAACACGAAATAAACCAGTTTTCATGGCGGTCAAATAACGTATATCACAAGTCTCCTCATAACAAAAGACACAATACGAACAACACACCACGACAAGATGAAGGGTATTCAAATAAGAGGTATTATAATCACCACTGCACAATGAACCCATAACCAAATTGAACAAACCACCGGGGAAATTTAAAACATGCCCGGCAGTATTTTGAACCAACCAGCGCAAGAAAGTCTTGCATATACGAGATCGAGGGTTGTCACCAAACTCAAATCCCCAACTGGCAGTCATCAACAAAATAGCTATATCATTGGCAGTAAAAGCCAAATCCTTACCACTAATATCCATGCAAAAGAAGGTACAATCTTGCGAATCACCTTTCAAATAATCCCACAACACCTGGGAACCACCCCCGGCCCATCGAAATCCTACACCAAATGGAAATCTGGACTTGAGAAAATCATGAAAAGGTTCGAAATGTATCTTGGCCAGTAAATAATGAAACATATCGACCAAAAAAAAAATTCGCACCTTTTCAGGATCTTCTCCTTCACCCTTTACTTCAGTTTTCAAGCTGCCTTTCGTACAATGATCATCCTGCTTATCCATGAACATATACATAGCATTCTGCTTAGCCTCATCATCACCATTAGTATTTTTATCAATCTTAAATAATGATTGAACAAGGCAAATAAGAAAACAAGCATTTTGAAGAAAAACGCCCTGTTTTGTATTCTCAGAATGAACCAATATACCCTCATCATGATAATCCTCAGCAACCATACTATAACCAGCTTTCTTCTGAGGAGGAAATGAAACACTAAAAATCTCAAACGAACCATAAGTGGGTGGAGGAACCTTTATTATACCTCCAAAAAGGATATCTTTGGCCATGGCAGCACCACGGGCCCAGATACGTGGGGAACAGGGAACAACAAGAGGCTTTCCATCAACTTCATTTCTGGAAAGTTTTTTTAAAGCATCAGTGACTCCTTTCTTAGTAGCAGTAGTTAAAAATGCACGACACGCCATGGCAGCGCAATTATTAAGCCCAACACGACGACCTCCCTCCTCAATATACAAACAAGGATCAAAGGAATGATCAACTTCAGGTATGACATAAGGATATGAAGGAAAACCTTCAAACTGACAAAGAACCAAATTGTCACCTGTCAAACCAAGAACATCTGAAAAAAAGTAACCCCCTTTATCAACAAGATCCACACCTTTATCTGTATACTGTCTATCATACATAGCCAAAAACCTTGCTACACCAGCACGTGCAGCAGCAATCTGGGCATCCACAGAACTAGGATCACCCATTATTGGCAAACGGAACAAAGGACGCGTTTGAGCAC